AGCGCAGGTAGTTTTTTGCCTTTTTTTACAACGTGGACCGTTGGTTCTTTTATGTGTTGATTTGGTGTAGTTGGAGGACACCGTCCTCTCCTCCAACTTTCTTATACTGGTAGACACGCCGGCCAGACCCGATCCCAACTACCGTCTGGTTGTCTCCACGTATGTACTCCTTATCAGCATGTTTTTGTAAATTTTCTTCTTTTTTTTCACTCCATTTCTCCCCAAAGACTTTTTGTGCCCTTGGGTTTCCACGGAGTGTGCTTTCTGTAATTATTTCCTTTTTTTGCATAGGTAGAAACTCATCATCCCCATCCCACAACTCCATCCCCAACGGCCACACTTCACCGCGTTCCACCTCTATCTGCCTCACAGAGGTCAGATTATACCCTTCCGACTCCTTGGTCCAGGCCTCCTCAAGCCACTCCATCTGCTTGAGGTCGTTCTCCAGAGCCCACTCCCTACTACACCGGGTTTCTAATTCCGGTGCCTGGGGGGTCCAATCGGTCCAGGGTTTCTCATAGGCCACCGCCTCTTCGAACGCCGAGTTTCCTACCCATACCTTCTCATTTTCTTTCATCCATTTTTTATTTTTTTGTAGAATTTTGTAAATACGTATGTTAATTTCGAGATATTCTTCAGGCGACGGATCGTCTAACCTGAAGGGTGCCTCGACTCCATACCCCCCTATAGACTTGGGGAGGCATAGAAGCCTTAGATCAGGCACCTTCCCTATACCCATCACCGTATTCATATCCAACCCCATCGCCTTGATTCCCGAGCTATATATGTTCAGCTCGTGGCGGGGGTTAGAAATTCGTCCGGCAACGAATATAGAGGGCCTTATGAATGGGAGCATCTCACCATTCTGCCACATCTCGGAATTAACTGTAAATATTTTTTTATTCTTAATGGTCTTACCCATCGAGGGCTTACCTCCCACAAGTCCAACGCCGTGGACCCAGTTCCTCCCTTGGTCCCAGACCTTGTCAACAAGGTCATCACCATTAATCCCGCATCTATTATATTTTCTAACCATATTGCGCCACCTCTCCCACTCCTCCCCACCCTTCTCCAACCTCCCGCTCTCTATGTCCTTCTTCTCCCGCCAATGCTCCCACAGCTCTGTCCCATAGGTAGCTGCCGCGAACGACACCACACAAAGGATGGGAAAGCTCAGAACCGAGCCCATCAACTGGCCTCTTTGCTGGAAATCTGGGTCCTCGGTGCCTCGCACACCCTTGTTTCCAGCCAGTGTGGTCCGAGTCAAACAGGCAAGGCAGTCGTCCTCGAAGGCTTGGGAGCCCCCGATTTCTTCCACCACAGCTCTGAGTGCTGCTTCCGACATGGCGCTTGAGAAAAGGTCCGTGGCAGATTCCAGATCCCCACTGAGCCACTCACCCCCCTCCTCCTCATCCCTCTTCTTCCCTCCCCTCCCCTCATACCACTCTGAGACAGTCCTCCCGAAGATACTCCACGCGCACTGCCGGACAGCTCCACCCATTTCTGAGTTGAGCCACCGGTACCGCTCGGTCCATAATGCGGCCTTTGTAATGACCCGGACCTTGGAGCCTTCGATGAGCCCGCACGGCTTGACACAGTCGCCCCGCACCGTGTCACCCGTGTTTGTCTCAACATCTATACC